TAAACTTAATAAATTTCTTGGAGTTGTAAAGGGTCGCTCTGATATGGTTCTATATTATAAGAGTTTCTCAGTAATGATAGAACTAAAGACGGAAAAAGGAAGGCAGTCGGATTCTCAGAGGGCTTGGCAGTACTTAATGGTAAATCAAGGTTTTGAGTACTATATTGTACGTTCACTTGAAGAGTTTAAAGAATTAATCGTAAAAATAATAATATAATGAGTTTTAAAGCAGGTAGCGTAAATTCAACAGCAGATATATTAGCTATTGAAAAAGAAAGAAGGGATAGAGTAGTTGCTCAGAATGGGAATGACGGATTACATTACGGGAAAACACCCGAGCATTACTCAAATGAAAAAGGTAGTTTATATAAGATAGGACTAGAAAGAGGTTGGAACCCTTATCAGTTCGATGCGATTAAACGTATTGATAGAGCATATAAAAAAGGTCAATTCAACGAAGATATAGAAAAAACACAATTGGTTTTAAATTTAATGAAAAAAGGGCAATAAATTATGAAATTAATATTAATAGTTGTCTTTTTAATATTTTCATTAAAAATATTCAGTAAAAAAAACGAACCTTTTGATTAAAAATAAATAAATTATGGTATTATCAAAAAAAGCAGTACAATTTGTAAGCGGAGGAATTATATCTTCTTATATTACAACTCATTACTTAGAAGAGTCAAAGCATTTAGGTGTATTTAAGCAATCAGCTAAAATGAACGTAAATAGAACTTTAAAGGACTTAATAAAGATAGAAGAAGACTATTTTAACGAAACAGAGAACGTAGACGATAAAGATTTGTCGGATAAGTTGGTTTCAAACAAATTAACGTTTATAGACGAGTTTTTAAAGTTTGATTTTGCAGATTTTACAAAACTACAAGAGGTTTTTGTAGCATTTACAAAGGATAGAAAGAGATTAGTTAGTATAAGTGATAGAATTTTAATCGAAGACAAGGCAAAAAAGTAATGAATGTAAGCGAAGCGTGTAGTATATGTTTTAAAGAAGAAATAAAAGTCTACCCCGTAAAAGTCGGGGGGACTTGGAGGATTGAGGTTAAAACAGGTAATAATAAACCTATGAGGTATAAAAAGGCATTAAAAGAAGGTATAGATACAAATAATGCTATTTCAAAAACATATATTTTTCTAGCAAAAAAGATTATAAATAAATAAAACAATATTATGTAGTTATTTTTTAGTATTTTTGGGGAAATATGTAATTTTATGCCATTGAATATATTTCAAAGACTCAAAAAGCTAACTTGGAACAGAGATTCGTCTGGTAACAACTGGTATGTAGAGAATAACGGGAACGGTTTCGGTTCTGGCGAAAATCAAAGTAACTTAGAAATTTCTCAGAATCACCCAATACTAACACCCGCATTATTATTTATATCAAAATTATTTAGTCAAGCTGAATTTAAGGTTGTAAATAAAGAAACAGGAAAGGAAGAAAAAAATCATTGGCTAATCAAACTTTTAAATAAGCCAAACCTATATCAAACTCAATCAGACTTTTTAGAAAGTTTACAGTTTATTCAAATTGCTCAAGGAAAAGCTGTTGGTTACTTAAAAAGACCAATAGGCTTTAGTGGAGCAGAGGATATAGATTCAATATACCTATTGGATTCTGATTTAATAGAATGGCCATTAAAATACAAGGATACTAATTTTCGTTCCCCAATGCTATCTGCAAGGGCTAAAAGTTCCGCTAATAACGAAATTATAAAATATGATGTAAACGGTGAAAATTTAAAAATAAAAGTTAAGGACTTAATATTTTTCTATGACTTACCTAATATGTTGCAAAAAAACTTCTATGACGTAAATTCTAGACTAGACGGATTAAGACAAACCTTGATTAACACCAACGACTCTCTAATCGCTAAGAATATCATTTTAAAGACTAACGGAAAAGAATTGATAAGCGGAGGTAATAACGAACACTTTCCTCTTGCGGGTGATGATAAGGATAAAGCCGAAAACTTACTTCAAAACAATTATGGTTTAGGTTGGTTCAGAAAAAGAGGCATTGTAACAAAGGCAAGTATTAACTATCAGTCATTGCATATTGCTTTAAGAGATTTAGGTCTTGATGAGTCTGTAAAAGTAGATGGTAATTTAATATATACCGCTTTACATATACCTAAAGATATTATTTCTTTAGAAGCTAAAAAAACAACCTACAACAACTTCAAGGAGTCTATGGTTTCGTATATTCAAAACGAGATGCAGGCTAGTACAAATGCTTTTACAGACGTTCTTAATCAGTTGATTGACGATACTGACTATAAATTAGTAGGTAGCTACGAGCATTTACCTATAATGCAATTTATACTTATTGAAAGGTATGAGGGAATAAGTAAAAAAGCTAAAGCATTAAATGACTTGCTTATAACAGGAGTTCCTAAAGAGGTTGCTCTTGAAATGTGTGGTTTTGATAAAGACCTTAAACTAGAAGAGATTCAAGTAATATCAGCTTCACAGAACTCAAATATAGAACAAAATGGAGAAGAACAAACCGACTAAAGAGGAGTTATTAAAAATTATTGCTCTAAAGAAAAAAACACTTAATGATAATAAGGTAATTAACAAGTAAAAAAAATGAAACTAGATATTCCAAATTACCAAACAAAAAAAGAGTTGTTTGATTTCTTAATACTAAATAAAGAAACACTTATTTCTCAGAAAAAAAGTGTAATTAAATTAGCTGACGGTATTGGCGGAAGTTCTGTTCATATTCAAGGTACGAAGTCAGTAAATAAATCAGAAAGTGTTTCTTCGGAGCCTATTAGTGAAATAAAGGTTAAGGCAGTTATAAATACTACTAACTTTTTAGATTCACACGGAGACGTTCATATACCAGGTATTTGGAATAAGTCTTTAAAAGAGAATAATAGAATAATGCATATACAAGAGCATCAATCAAGTTCTTTTGATAAGATTATAGCTAGTGGAGATGATTTAAAAGCTAGTACTGAAACAATGACTTGGAAAGAGTTAGGGTATAATGCTATTGGAACAACTCAAGCTTTAGTTTTTGAGTCAAAGGTAAAAGAGTCTCGTAATAAATATATGTTTGACCAATACAAACAAGGATTCGTAAACAATCATTCAGTAGGGATGAGGTACGTAAAAATGGAATTGGCTATAAACGATGAGGATTACGAAAAAGAAAAAAACTTTTATGACAAATATATTTTACAGGTAATAAACCAAAAAGATGCTGAAGATTTAGGGTATTTTTGGGTAGTTACCGAAGCAAAAGTAATTGAGGGTTCAGCCGTACCAATGGGAAGCAACCCAATTACTCCAACAACAAACATTGACAAAGAGCCGTCTTTCCTTGATTTACTTGGAAAAATAGACACTCAAGAGAAAGCCGCAGAAAGCACTTTCAGTATAATTGATGCGATTAATAAAAACAATTTTTTAATTTAAACAAACTTTAAGATGAACAAAGAAGAATTTGATGCACTTATGTTAAAGATAGAGTCTTCTATCGGTGCTAGTATGGACACAAAACTAAAGGATGCTTTTAGAGAAGTAAACCCTCAAGTTTTAAAAGCAATTTCTGATAACTCTGATGAGTTAAAGAAAACAGTAAAAAGTTTAGAAGCTAATAACGTATCATTAGTTGATGCACAAAAAAGCCAAGGTGCTGTTATTGAAGGTTTGACTGAAAAGTTAAATAAATCAAACGAGAACAAAGAAGTTTCTTTTAAAGCACAAGTAACTGAATTGCTAATCGCTAACAAAGAGAAGTTAGTAGCAATGAAGAACGGAGATTCTAAGACGAATATTCGTATGACAATGAAGGCAGTTGGAAATATGACGTTGGCTGGAAGCACAACAGGTCAATTACCACAAGCTGAAAGAGAAGCGGGAATTACTCGTATCGTAAGAAGAAATCCTTTTATCTTAGAATTAGTAAACGTTGGAACAATTAGTTCTAACTTATGGGAATGGGTACAACAAGCTAACGCTGAAGGTGCACCTGCAATGACTGCTGAAGGAGCAGCTAAAGCTCAAATTGATTTTGAATTAGTACTTGCAAGTGCTGCAGTTCGTAAAGTTACCGCTTATATCAAGGTATCTAAAGAAATGCTAGATGATATTCCTTTAATGGAGTCTGAAATTAACCAAGAACTTTCTGAAAGAATCAATTTAACTATTGATGCTCAATTGTTATCGGGAGACGGAACAGGACAAAACTTGACGGGTATTTTAACTAACGCTACTGCTTTTGCTCCAGGTTCTTTTGCTACGGGTCAAGTTAATCAAGTTATAACTCCAATTAATGCTGATGTATTAAGAGTTGCTATTAACCAAATTTCAATTGCACTTTTTCAAGCAAATTATATTGTTATGAATCCTTCTGATGTTACAGCAATGGATTTAGCAAAAGGTTCTGACGGTCATTATATTTTACCTCCATTTTCTACAAACGCAAATACGGTTGTAAAAGGTATTCCAGTTATTGCTAACACAGGAGTTACTGAA